AGTTGCCCTTTGGCTTCCATGTTCTGAATTTTTTCCTCACTCATTTATTTCCCCATTAAAAGTGTTAGCCACCAAAAGACAAGGCCCAAAACCAAAATAGCAATTGCGCCACCAAGCAGCCAATTAATGAATTCATCTATTTCTTTTTTCTTGGCGGCGGCGTGTTTTTCGTCCAAAATTTCTTGTTTTTTGCGGGTTTGAATAATGTTGTTGCGTTCAATCATTAACTGTTGCCACAAGTCAGCATTGCCAGACATAACCATGTAGTTGTTCAGTTCGCGCTCAGCATCTGCAAGTTGCTTGGCTTGCATGACAATCTCAAAAGCCGCAGCGGTATCTGACTTTCCAAACGCTGACTTAGGATTTGAGGCGGCTTTTTGAACTACGTCCTTTGCCTCAAAGAACTTCATCATGTCGCCTGTAATAGCGTGAATGTCTTTCCCTAAAGCAATGGCAGCCTTAACCCCCTTTACGGCGGCTTGCGCTGCTGCAAAGGCGGTTAGAGGATCAATCATTTCACATGGCTTATAAATGTAAAGATAATCCCTGCCATGCCAAGCAACATAGAACCGGCAGCGCTCATTAATATTCTTTCAAGGCGTTTTAACCTGGCGTTAATCTGTTCGTATCGCTCAGCGCAAACGGCTTCATGCGAATTTAGGCGGGCTTCAGTTTCTGTCATGATTTTTGGATAAATGCAAGTGCGTAATAAGTTGGAAGGTTAGTACCAACGCTGCTTGTCACCGATGACGTAAATCCACCCGTATTGCCGACTGAGTAAGTGTTACCAGCCCCAACAACAAAAGAGTCTTTCAAATTGGGAGTGCCGTTAGACCCATCGCAAAGGTAATAACCAGTTGGAATTGACGCAATAGAACCAGACCACATGATGATGCCGCCTGATGGGACTGCGCTAACCGCCGATGTGGTGCCGATGATGCCGTACAAATTGTCGTATGTGGCAATGGCGTTGTTTGAAGAATCAGTCAGAACAAACTTGTAGTTAGAGCCTGCGGTTAGCCAAATTTCTTGCGGTGGCCTTCCGTCCGTACCTAACTGGATAGGATTGGTGTTAGCAACCGTTCCCGCCAATGAGGTATACGTTGTGGCAGGCGTTGTAGTGCCAGCCAAGTAAGTGTAGATATATCCCCCATTTAGAGGGATTCCTGTAGTGGTAAAGAACTGGAATCCGTTACCGATGGGTGAAAGATTGACTGCCATTATTTGCTTCCTAAGTTCTTGATGTCATTTAATGACGTTCCTAGCTTGGACGTTTGTTTCATTTTTTCTTGTGCTTTAATTGCTGCTTTTTGCAATGCTTTTTGTTCCATTGTTGATGCTAATTTAGCTCCAGTTTGTTTGCCAATATAAGCACCAGCACCAACACCCATAGGACTTCCGCCTGTAACAAAACCGCCTAGAGCGCCACCTAATGCTGTGCCAGTTTTTTCTACATTTCCTTCAATTATGCCTTTTACACGTTGCCCTTGTAATCCAGCACCTTCATATTGGTGAACGCCAGGCATCAAATACCCAGCACGATTTAAAGCATGAAATTTTGCAACTTCATCAGCAGGAAAATGTCCTAAGATTTTTTGACCAACAGTTGAATTTAATGTATTGTTTACAGAGTTTTGATTCCATGTGCCAGCTTTGGCTGCACCTGATTCATAAACTTGTCTAGCCAATGCTCCATCAATTTCATTTTTAGCGGATTGTGCTGCAGTTTGCAATTCTTTAGGAATAGCAGGCATCCCCTCGGGAGCATTTCTTAAATTTCCATTTGCAAATTGATCTAAAGTATCTCTAACGTGCCGCCATTGATCTTGAGGCAAATTGTTAAGTTTTGGAAGTATTTTTTCTAACGGCGTAGATGATACGGTAACACCATTTCTATCTTGCTCACCAAATAAACTGTTAATGCCTTTTGATTCAAAAATTGTTTTTTCTAATTTATGAATGTTGTCGCCAAGTTTGTATAACTTAGGGTCAGCGGCACTTGCAATGTCCATATCAATAGCGCCATTGATAGCACCAATTGCTCTTGAATTTGCAGGAGTCCATTCTGCATTTAATGCTTTGCGAACTGCATCATATGCACCAACAGAGCCCGCAGGCTGCATCGTCCCATTTGCATCTTTAAACCCAACATTTTTAGCCAAATCAATTAACTTTTGCGCAGAAGATGCAACTCCTTGAACACCTTTTATTTCAAGTCCAGCAGTCCATTGTGGATCGCTCAATAAATTATTGACATGAGATGTTGTTATTGGGTTATCGCCATATTTATCTTTAGCAGATTTATAAATTTTTTCTTTTGCTCTTTGAAAGTATCCAGTAATGCTTGTAGGAACTGGGTCATCAGGATGGTTACCATAAAACACATCATTAACCGTGCGTCCACGCTGTTCATCGTTAATCAATGATGGATTTGCTCCAGTAGCGTCTACACGGTCTTTTGCATAGTTAGACAATGCAATTTGCTCATTTGCAATTTGTTGCTTATAAACTTGACCTTCTGGCGTTGGGTTTGGCATATTTGCCAATGTGTATTCATTGCGTAATGTGTTTTCGTTTCCAGTAACAACTCCTGGACGAACTTGCCCACTATTACCAAGAACTTCATTTGCAATTTGCGCTCTAGTTGATTGTTCTGGCAATGCTGCATCTTGCGGTGTTTTAGACAATTTAATTTGAGGAAAATTGCCTCTTACAAGTTCTTCACCACTTATTTTTCCAGCATAAGGATCAGTAGTAGCAGCAGCAGCACCAACAGAACCAGCAGGCGCAGTTGAAACAGGAGCCGTCTCAGGAACTGTTGGGTTAATTCTTTCTCCAACTGCAGCAGCCGTTCCTGGCGATGGTTGAACAGTGTACTCAGGCAAAGAAACACCAATTTTTTTGCCAGCAGTTTTAATTAATTTAGGGGCAAAAGGCATAGCCATCATTGCAGCAGAAATGCCTTGTTCAATGTCTGTAGGACTAATTCCTGTGCGCTCACCAACTGTTTGAGCGCCTTTAGAAAGCACGCCGCCAACAGCTTGCAATGCTTGAGTAGGCAATGAAGTTTCATAACCAGGCGTTCCAACTGTGTTGGTAAGTCGACCAACAGGATTTGCCAATGCTTGCGAAACAGGCTGGGACGCTGCTTTTGCTTCTTCATCTGTTAAACCAAATGCGCGTCCTGCAAAATAACCAGCCGTTCCAGCAGCTTGAGATGGAAGCCCTGCAACAACATCAAGCGCCGATGCAATCTCACCAGGCGCACGTTGTTTAAGTTGCAATGCGCGTTGGAAGGCTTGGGCCACGATGCCTTGGGGTTTGGCTTGATAAGCCTGTAATTCTTCTGCCGTTGGGCCACCTTGCACACCACGACCACTTCCACCAATAACCGCTTGAGTTTGAGGCGCAGGCGTTCTTTCATCTGCCGCCATAAAATCAGCCAAAGTTCCTGTTTTAGGAGTGGCTGCTGCAGAAATAGGCTGACCAGCTTGTTGAAGCGTTCTTTGCGCTTCAGCAATGTCTGCCATGTTTCTTTGATATGTGTCAGTTCCAGGCTTTATGTCTTTTGTGACTGACTGAAATTGCCTCAATCTTTCCGCAAGATCGTTATAACCAAGCATTGCCTCTTTGGTTAATTGACCGCCTTTTTTTGCAGGCGCATTTTGAGCAGGCGCGGGCTGCTCTGCATCCATCAATTCGGCTAGAGTGCTCATTATTGAATGATCCCATATTGTTTAGCCAATGCACGTTTTTTCATCAAGTCCGCATAATCAGATGATTTTTTCAATGCAGCAAATTCTTGAGGTGTCATTTCTTGGAAGAAACGTGGGTCAGCAGCATTTTGCCATTGTTGCAATCTGTTTCCATAAGCAACAGGGTTAGATTGCAAACCATTCAAATAATTTGCTTTTGCAGTCTTAAATTCTTCAAAAGACAACAATTGGTTAATTACTTTGTTTATACCTTCTTTTGTCATTGAGACATTAGGATTGGCAATTTGCGCCAATTGTCTTGCTGAATCGGTATTTCCTCCAACCAAAGCAAGCAAGTTTTGATTTTTTGCCAATTCTTCCGTACTAGATGCAGCAGCAGTATCGTGAGAAGCGCCAATAAAATCCAAAATTTTGTCGCCAAGCAATTTTTTGTCTGCTGCCAAACCTGTGTATGCGGTTGGCACAAGCGACTTCATAGTTTGAAAAATTGCTTTGTGAGATTGGGCTGAAGAAGCATCTGCTTGTGTTTGCTTCCAATCTGATGCAATTGCTTCTCCAGCGCCAGTTGATGCCGCCGTTTGAGCAGGAGTTAATGCTGCTTGCATATTTCCAGGAGCGCCCATATAACCAGGCGTTCCATTTGGGTTAATAATTGGCGTTGTTACTGGGAATGTGTTTGGAATAGCTTTGCCAGCAACAGTACCAGCAGGAACACCAGTAACAGCAGGATTTCCACCTTGAACAGGCAACGTTTCTCCACCAGTTGCCAAAAATTTTGATTCTGGAAACAATTGGCTAAACCTATCTGATGCAGATAAAGACTTAGTTCCTTCTTGTGCGGCAAAAAGTTTAATTTTTGCAGGCGATGCAGTTTTTAATTCATCAGGAATTTGCGACAATGAATTTTTCTTGGCTTCAGGGCTTGCACCAATTGAATCCAAAGTTTTTGTCATGCTATTAATCAAATCATCATAAGTAGGATTTTCTTTTTGCGCTACTGACAAAAGATTTCCAGCAGCAGTTTGATGAACTTTATTTAGTGATTCCAACTTTTTCATCTCTGCTTCACTAATTGAAGTTGATGTCATTGCTTGCTGCTGAGCAATTTTTGGATCAACTGTTCCTGTAGCAAGTTTGGCATTTGCTTGTGCTGTTTGCAAATCTGCTGCGGCTTTTTGCAAAGCCAAAGGATTCATCTGCTGCGCTTGCTGGTATTGCTGCACACCCGATGCCATGTTCATCATGTCCGCAAGGGACGTTTGCGGCATGGCAAGATTGGTGTAGCCTGTAAAAGAGTCTGCCATATCTAATCCTTATTTCGGGGGAGCAAGTAAAGACGCAAGGAATGTGGAGTTTGCAAGGCCGGTTGTGCCGCCTGCCACAGCTTGCGCTTTACCAATTGCTGCTGCGGCTTGTGCGTTAGCCAATGCGGTTTGCAAGTCAGTTGTGCCTTTGCCGTAAGACGTTCCAGCAGTCGCTGCGCCTGTGTTTGCGGTTTGACCCATTCCAGCCAATCCTGACAAATTACCATAGATGTTTTGGCGTTGCGTTTGGTAGTTGTTGAACGCATTTTGATATGCGTTGCCTGCATAGTCTTGCGTGTACTTGTTCAAGCCTTGCAGGGTATTGCCAGACAACGCACCACCGCCAACGTTTGCAGCGCGTTGATTTGCCATCTGCCCTTGCTGGAGCATGAAATCATAGTTTGGTGCAAGTCCTTTGGCTAAGTCTGAGGCATCAAATTGGTGCTGCAAATAACCCGAGCCTGTCCCCATTGTTGTGGGTAGTCCCGTTGTGGGATCATATTGCTGATACTGACCCGTTCCAAGCGCACCAAGTTGACTTAACGCATTTGTTCCAGTTAATTGATAAGGCTTTTGGAACCCTAATTGCTGGTCGTAAATGCTTTTTAGAACGCCTTGCGAGGCTGTGTTTGCTGCGGTCGTAGCGTCCAATCCTGTATTGATAGCATTAGTTAGGTTTACAGCATTGCCTGCGCCTGTGAGGCCAGTCAGGAATGTGGCAAGTTGCGTTCCCGTCAAGCCAGTCAAGTCTGACAATTGCTTCAATAAACTTGTGTTTGAAGTAGTAAGCGCAGCAACGTTAGATGTAACTAACGGTTTTAATGTATCTGTTGTAAGCGCAGAAACATTAGATGTGTTTAAAGCACTAATAAAAGACGTATTTAATGTTTTAAGGTAGTCTGTGCTTAGTGCCGCAAGGTTAGAAGTTGTAAGTGTTCCAAGAGCATTTGTTGGAATAGCGCCAAGTGCGTTTGTAACAACGTTTGAACTTACAAGATTTTTGTTTGCTAAATTAAGAATGTCACTTCCTGTAACAAGATTGTCGCCTATTCTTAACGATGCGCCAGGGCCGCCACCTAACGTTAATACAGCACCAGGGTCTGCTGATGTGTTTGCAATTGCTTTAAGACCTGTAAGGCCACCTGCTGCTAATTCCGCCCCAGGTAAAGCAGACGTATTTAAAGTCGCTTTTAATCCTTGAGTACCAGCACCAGTAGTAAGCCCTGCACCGGCAGCGGCGGCAGCAGCCTCAAGCGCTGGCATTCCTCCAGCAACAGAAGCAGCCAAGTTAGAAGCGGCAGTTCCTGACAAGCCAGCGATGTCTGCGCCACCCATAGCTGCAATGTCTGCTGCGCTTAATACATCTCCTGCATTGCTTACTACATTGCCAGCAGCATCAAAAACACCAGCATAAGGGTTTGACAACAAAGACGTATCAGGCGCACCAAATCCAAATCCTTGAATTTGATTTGCAGGAAAATCACCAGCGCCAGCGCCAAACTCAGAACCACCACCGCCCATTAAATCACTAGCAGTAGGGCCAAACAAATCATTAAGGGCGGGGGCAAGAAAGTTAGCGCCAATCATTGACAGGGCAATAGGGGCCAATGTTTTGATTGTTTCCCCAAGGTTGCCACGGTTTACCAAGTTGGTAGGTGTGCCAGCCAAGTCAAGATACTGATATTGGCTTCTGCCGTTGTCATAACGGTAGCCAATAGGATCTGCTTCCGTGTCAGGAACTTGATTACCGCCATGAACAGTTTTCATTGGGTACACCGGCTCCACGCCTGTCCCAATAGTCTGTTTGGCGTTTTTAACCCATGATGGTTCAACAAAGGCTGGCATATCTAATCCTAAACGTTGTAATACGGAATTTTATAAGCGTTGCCGTTTACGGTCACGTTTATAAACCCGACTGGGTTGGCGGGCAAGGTTGCTGACCCTGCGGTTGCCGTGGTTGCGCTTGAAAAATTAAGCAAATTGAGGAAAAACTGCTGCCATGCACGAGTTGGGCGGTTTGTGTTTTGATCCAAAAACGCCGCTTGTGGGTATGGATTGATCTGCTGTGTATTAGAAAGTGCCATTAGTTTTCCCCGACTGACGATTTAAGGTTAGCGGATACGATGACAGCGTTTACAGGATCGGAAACAGCCACTTCAAACACACGGTCACGAGCCATGCCCAAACGCCGCCAAATAGCGCGATTCTTAAACTTGCCCAATTGTCCGATGCTGACCCAATACTCTTTTGACCAAGTAGAGCCACCATCATTAGACCAACGCAACATTGCTTTTGGATAAGTCGTGGTTGTGTTTGTTGGCTGAATAGGCTCGCCAATAACATACTGGTAGTTAGGCAATGCTGTAAATGTATCGGCGCTCGCAATGGTGTAGTTTTGGCCCAAGTACACAACAAAGAATTGCGGGCTTGATAGGCCAGTAGTGCCTACACCTGGTTGGAATTGAATCTGCAATTCATCAAAGTATTCACGCTGGAAGTCAGACACCAAGTGAGGCGCACGGCGCACCCTGCGAACGTTTGTGCCGTTATCGGTGTAATTCTTTTTGTCCAAGGAATAGATTTTTCCATTGGAGTAATCGCCGACCAAAACCAATCCTTGAAACGATGCAACGCAATTGCTCCAATGACGCATATAAGTGCCATCAGAGGCCATGCCGAGCCATTTATGCCACATGGTTGTCGTGGAGTCATAGGCCCATGTCAGATTCAAAGTCGGGAATGTCGTGACGTAGATTTCGTGGCCTTCCAATTGGTAGGTGTACGAAATAGCATCGTCAATGTATTGATTTGTTAAGGTGTTCTCGACTGCATGGGTAGAAATCCTTTTAGGGATATACCCTTCCATTTGCATGATCTGCGCTTGGCCCCGATTGTTTCGGGAAACGTAGGCAAAGGAATTGCCAAGGCGGGCGACCGAAAATTGGGCAGCAATACCGTGCTGGGTAGATGTTCCAGGGATACGCTGAAAAGGGAAAGGAACCGAGCCAACATCCGTCCAAACTTCAGACGATGCCTCACCCATCAAATAAACTTCGCGGTGGTCAACAATTAGGGCAATTAGTTTGTCAGGTGAACCGTCTTTCAATGCGTAAGACGTAGAAGTGGAAATTGGGCTCAACAGATCAGACGAACCAAATTGCTGAGTGCCTGGGTTGTTGTAGACAAAGTAATTGTCCACAATGTCCACAGATGTGCCGCCACTAAACGCACCATCTGTGCTTGGCAATACGCTGAAATTCAACGCATACATTGTTATGCCGGTAACGATAGTGTGGGCGGTGCTGATTGTGTAAGTACCAATCCCACCAGTTCCTGTGCCCAATGCCTTGATGATTGTGCCTGCCGTGATGCCAGCACCTTGTAAGGTTTGACCAAGGTAAATTGTCCCGCTTGCGACTGCGGATACCGTGAGGGTTGTTCCTGCAATGGTCGCAGTGAACCGAGCGCCGACCGCAGCAGAAGTCATTGTTTCTGCTGACACGGTTTGGGAAAGGTTGACCGTGTAAGTGCCTGTTCCACCGGAACCCGAGCCCAAGGCAGTAATCACCGTCTCTGAAGTGATGCCGATACCTGTGAGGGATTGGTGGGCCGTAATCGTGCCACTGCTGACCGCCGTGACCGTCAGGGTTGTTCCGCTGATAGAACCCGTAAAAACAGCGTTTGCGGGGCTAGAAATGCGCCATGTGTACCGATAGGCTCCGTCTACGATATAAGCGTTAATTCCGTTGTCAGAAAGGCCAACACGACCCGCAGACGAATTGAGAATGCCTACCACGGTAGCTGACAGGTTTGACGTAAAGACGTAAACGTAAGAGCCGCAGACCGCAATCATCTGACTGCCGCCCGACAAAGTACGCAGGCCGCGCACTTCGGCGTTGTTTAGTACCGCCTCAAGGGTTAGGCCAGGGGTCGGATAAAGCGCCACAACGCCCCGAACGCCACCTTCTTTTAGTGGGTCAATTTCGGGGAAAAAGTTAATACACTCCTGCGATTCTTGATAAATCGAGGGAGATTCGTAACTTGGTCCCACAAATCCGAACTCAGGCATATTTATTCCTTGTAGGAATCACCGCGCAACAATGTTTTGATTGACGGAAGGCTGATTTCATATTTTTGAGCAAGTTCACGGGCAGAAACGCCTTCTTTGCGTAGTTGCCTGATTTCTCGGGCTTGCGACATTGAAAGTTTGCACCTTGGGCCTTTGTCTCCTTTGAAATCAGGAGATCGTTTTTTTGCAACTTTGTCAGCCATGTTGTCAGCATGAGTGCCAAGAAATAAATGCTTTGGATTGCAGCACGATGGATTGTCGCAAGTATGAAGGACAAAGCCAAAATCACTTGTTCTGCTTGGCGCACGATAAGTGATAGTGTTTGGATTAGCAAGCGCATAGATGACCCTGTGAGCATAGTAGCCCACATCGTCAATCCATGTTCTGCCATATCCATCTTCATTTTTGTATCCTGTCCAATTCCAACATTCATCTTCGCCACGTTTATCAACTTTGCTCCATATCACTTCCGGCGTACTAGCGGGCTTGCCAGGATTTCCTACTGGCCTTCCAACCTTGTTCCGATAAGCAGCATTGTCACGATCGCGTTTCCTTTGGATTGCTTCTTCCTTTGTGTACATGGTTTACTCCTTTAAAGTACAACCACATTATAGCGGAATATGTCACCTCAGGAAACCCCCCGTAAGTATCCAGCCAGCGTCTTTGGAACGTCCTGTAAGCAAAGCATCTGCATAGCGGGAAACCATCTGCGGACGCATATTGGTGCGCTTGATAGTAGCCTTGGCCTCGCCTGCAAACTTGGAAATCATGCCGATTTGCACGGGGCTGGCTTTGCCGTACATAGGCATCAAACGTTCTGCAAGACACCAACGCAAACAATTAACATAGCCCTGCGGGATTCGCATGATGTCAAACATCGTGGTAAATCGGGCAAAGATTGTGTCCGTAAACAAGTGCATTTCGCCTTGTGACGGATTGGGCCAAACGCTCAGATTTCCTAGTGTGTCGCCAGGGTTGTAGTACAAAGCCTTGGGCCAAGGGCCATTGAGTGTTTTTAGGCCGATCAATGAGTAGTCATCAAGGGTTAGAACGGCGACAGGATAGTCAAGGCCACCACCGAGGATAGGCTGACCATTGGACGTTGTATTAATCCGCACAAATGACGAATTGACGCGCAAAGGCTTTTGGTAGTACCCCGAGATTGTGGTGCTGGCGACCGTCTGCGATATGTTAACTTGATAAGTGCCTGCCTCCAAAACATCACCACCCGAACCACCAATAAACGAAACGATGGTTGTGCCTGCGGTAATTCCTGTGCCGGTTAGGGTTTGGTTAAGCGTAATTGCGCCCGATGTGATGGCAGTGACGGTCAGGATGTTTCCTGAGATCGAGCCAGTGAAACTTGAGCCGACTGTACCGCCTGGGCCAATTGTGTATTGGGTCTGTCCACTTACCACGGGAAAGATAATTTCCGTGAAGTTGTAGACCATCATATCTTCGTTAGACCATTGATCTAACATATCGTTGAGCATATCAAACGCATCTTGCGCTGCATCAGGCGTAGGCGTTTCACCGGCTTCTAGTGCGCCGATGTCTTTTAATGATCTTGAAACTATGTCAATTGGCTGTGCCATTGCTACTCCAGGTAAACACGGGCGGTTTCCACGGAGGCACAACAGATTTCGTCTTGCTTAGAAGCGCCAATTGTTCCTCTAGCCGTGATTCTATTACATTTTGCCCGTATTGCGTTGCTCCATCTTTGATCCAATCAATCACATCTTGCTCAGTAACCTTGGCGTAAGGCTTTTTGATGCTGAACTTGTCAAACTCCCAATTTCCTTCAGTTTCAACCACATTTGTCTCATCTGTCGCCCAAACGTGATATTTGGCATGGGTTATCGCCTCGCCCTCTACGGAAATATCAAGAATTTTCCATTTTGCAATCATGGTTTGGGATATTTGGCCTTGACTGCATTACACGCATCAATGTAAGTCTGCACTTGCGCTTGGTCGCCCTTAACAATTCCATCAAAATAATCAGTCGCAGAAGGGTATTCAGCCTTTCGCTTTGCTTTATACGCCACGGCATCATCCGCAGCGACTTTAGCCGCCCATGCTGAATCCAATTGCTCTTGCGTAGGCCGCGCGCCTAACTTTTCATTCCAATGCAAAATTTGGTCAGGCTCACCCTCTGGTTGACCAGTTTGATAATCATCTAATTCGTTAGTAATATTAGATTGCGTAAGGTACGCTTTAATTTTTTCATTAAGTGCCATAATTCATCCTATGAAGAAATGCCATACAAAGAAACAACTCCAGTGGCAATATTATTAGTATTAGTGTAAATTCTTATTGCTGTTTTTGCTACTGAGTTGTTTCTTAATGCCCATGCCCCAGTGTTATATTGATAATATGGAGAAGTTGTGCTGAGATATGATAAAGTTTGAAAATAAAATGTTGTGTCATTTGCTGGAGCAGAATTAAAATTGTTTATATGAACTACGCTACTTAATCCTGATCCACCATTAAAAATAGAACTTGCTCCAAAAAGAATAGCAGAAACATCTGCCGATTGAGATTGAACTCCATAACCTACTGCGTTTGTTGTACCATTTACATAAATGTTTTCTCCGCAATATTGTGCGGTTGACCAAGTTGGCCCTGCTCCATATCCAATTTGAATATTAAAACCATCTGCTGATGTTGCTGGCCTTAAATTGTCAACAATCAATAAATAATTATTATATCCACTTAATCCTGTCCATTGCAATGTTTGACTTGTATTATTAGCGGTTAATGTGCTAATCAAAGTCATTGCACTAGCACCACTAGAAGAAGCAATAGTAATAGCACCTGATGCGTTTGTAACAGTAATACCTGACCCAGCGGTTAATGTGGTGCGAGTAAATCCTGTTCCATTGCCTATATCTAAGGCTCCGTTTGCGGGCGTTGTGGTAAGTCCTGTGCCGCCATTAGCAATCGGCAAAGTTCCAGTTACGCCTGTTGAAAGCGGAAGGCCGGTTGCGTTTGTTAATATGCCGGAAGCAGGCGTTCCAAGAGCAGGAGCGCTTAACGTAGGTGAACCAGAAAATGCTAATGTGCCACTTCCATTTGTAATTAAAGGTTGATTGGCAGTTCCATCTGCGCTTGGCAAAGTAAGACTTACTGTTGAGGCGGTATTTGGGCCAACAAGATTGACCGAACCGCCTAAAGTTGCTTGAAATGTAAGTTGACCCATGATATTTCCTTATGGTGCAATTATAAGTTGCGAGGCAGTTAAAGCGCCCGTGCTTGGCTTAAAACTAAGTTTAGTGGAAGTTACCTTTGCGGGCAAATTTCCTGTGTTAGCAGTTACCCAAACAGGATAAACCGCCGAAGTTGTTGCGGTATCGTCCGTGATACCAATGTTTGTTGCGTTTGTTGCTAACGTAACAACCCCCGCCGAACTTGTATTTTCAGCAAGAATGGACAGATTGCGTGGAATGCTCATGTTGCCACCCAAGAAGTTGTGTTTTCATCCCAATTATAAGTTTTTCCGTCATCAGGGCAAGGGATTGGAGGCAACCAAAGGCAAATTTGTTCATCAAGAACCCAGCTTGCATACGGCTTTGGAGGAATAAACGCATCTTTGCCAGGATCGTAAGTATAACCAATGCCAGCGTAGTTTTTGCGGAAATTGCCGTTGTATGAAGTTTGTTTCCAGTTGTAATAGCCCCCACTCCAAACAGTTAAGAAGGAAATACCTTTGGCTTCAACTTCTACGCCATCAATAAGCAGTTCATTGTTGTCCAAGCAATTTACTTCAAAGACTACATTATTTTCATCAAGTTTTGCAAAATGTGCCATGATTAGAACGTAATTGAACCATTACCAATCCATTTGTAATAGCGGTAACTTCCAGAAATAAGCGGATACCCCGCAGCAAGTCCTGTTGTTGATGATGCTGCTGAACTTGAAGACAGTGTTCTAATAATTACAATACCGCTTCCTCCAGCTTTTCTAGTTGTTGGAGAATAATTGTATGAGTTTCCTCCTCCTCCACCACCAGTATTAGCTGTTCCTGCTAATGATGGAACAGTTGACGATGCTCCAGAACCTCCTCTGCCTCCACCACCAGAACCTCCAGCGCCGCCCCCAGAAGTTGCTACAGATATACCACCGCCGCCACCGCCCGCAATATATCCATTAGAACCAGATGAAGTTGCCGCTAACATTCCACCTATGTTCGCATCAGCAATTCCTATTCCTCCTGCGCCTCCTGCTCCAGCCCCACCAACACCACCAGCGCCACCAGCGCCACCACCACCACCAGCCGTATCATTAGTAGTTATAAATCCAGTTCCGCCTGCAAAACCTTGTCCAGAAACTCCTGCGCCTGCCGTTGCCCCTGAAATTGCACCGGCTCCACCACCAGAACCTCCAGAAGCACCATAAAACGCCGTAGCTGAATCTGAGCCCCCACCACCCCCGCCACCGCCAGTTGCCGTTGCGCTTATCCCCGTACCTATAATTGATGAATTTACCCCATTAATTGCTGCTGTTGATCCTGCTGTACCGCCTGATCCTATAGTAATTGATAATGAAACAGAAAAAGGAGCATTTACTGAAGTAGAATAAAGAACTCCTCCAGCCCCACCACCAGCCGCAGATGCACTAGAATTCCAATCACCGCCAGCACCGCCGCCAGCAACAATTAAATAATCTATAAGAATGCCTACTTTGGGCCATGAGGATGATTGCAATCCTTGCATAACTTCATTGGAGCGCCAAATTCCAGCAGCTACAGTAGTACTAGTTGCTGCCGCAGTAGCGGACATCAAAGAACCTTTATACCTAGTAGACATTAGGTAATAGCCTCATAAGATGAAGTAAGTTCAATTGCGGATGCCGTACCTACTGTTACCACAATAGATTGCGCTTCTCCAAGATAAAAGGCTGTGCTTTTATCTGCAACAACAACTGAAGCATTAGCTGGAACTGGCACTTGATAAACAAGTCGATAATTTGTTCCAGCGCCTGCCGCAGCACTATTAATTGCAACCGTAACTGACGCAGAAGAACCCGTTACATTTGCAGCAACAATGTTGTCAATTTTGTTTACTGTTCCAGACGCAGGAGTAAGAGCAGTCCATGTTGTTGCGGACGTTGTGCTTGGGATCAAATAAGACGTATTGCCATAAATTGATGTGACATTAACAATGTTTGGATTCGCCATGTTTTTTCCTTAATATCCAAAAATCATCGCCATTGCAATGGATTTTCCTGTTGTTACGCCAGTCACTGATGTGGTTATAACAAGCGCTTCAACAATGTCGCCAACAGCGCAAGCCACGCCAAGGGTAAAACTAGTTCCACTTGTTGCGGTGTAGTCAGAAGTCGCCAGCAATACGCCGTTTACATAGACTTGCAAGTAACCTACCGCATAAGTAACTGTAAAAGCCGTTTGCCCTGCGGTTGCTGTAAATGATGTTCGAGTGTAAGCGCTTGCTCCACCGCTTGCGTTAATGGTAACTGCGCCAGTCCCGCCAGCAGGAGAAATTGTTACGTTTGTGCCTGCAATAATTTGCGATACACCACCTGTTGCAGCCGCCCAAGATGCAGTCGTTCCATTAGAAGTTAAGACATATCCATTAGTTCCAATGGCTAGTCGAGTGGCGCTATTTGTGCCATTTCCAAGGATTAAATCGCCGGTAGTGGTGATTGGAGATAAAGCATTAAAAGCAGCAGATGCTGTGGTTTGACCCGTGCCTCCGTTAGCTACAGGCAAAGCCGTTCCCGAATAGCTAATTGCCAACGTGCCTGATGTTGTAATTGGGCTTCCAGTTATTGACAAAAAGGAAGGAACTGTTGCCGCTACTGATGTGACTGTTCCCGTTCCTGTTACCGCTGCCCATGATGCGGTTGTTCCATTAGACGTAAGAACATAGCCATTTGTTCCAATTGGCAAACGCCCCGCGCTATTTACACCAGTTCCAAGTATTAAGTCACCAGTTGACGTAATGGGGGAAAGCGCATTAAAAGCAGCAGAAGCCGTTGTTTGACCCGTGCCGCCATTGGCAATGGCAACCGTGCCGGTGACGTTTCCTGCGGTTGTGGCAGTCGTTGCGCTTGTTGCAGTAGACGCATTTCCACTTAAAGCGCCGACAAAAGTGGTAGACGTTACAGAAGTCAAGCCAGCAAGAGTAGTTGATGAACCGCCAAGGCTAATTGCGGTTGATCCAACGGTAACGCTTGAGTTCGTCAATGCTCCGTTAGGAATGTTAGTTAGGCTTGCGCCCGATCCGCTAAATACGGTTGCCACCAATGTGCCGGTGGAAGGCGTGTATTTGTACTTTGTGGAACTGGTGTATTCCGTGGTTACTGTGCCACTTGTCGCCGTAGAAAATAATGGGTAAAACGCAGTCGCCGTAGTTGTATCGTCGGTAATCGCAATGCCCGATGATGGTGTTGACCAGGTTGGAATGCCCGATCCGTTAGACGTTAAGACCTGGCCTGTCGTGCCTGCCGCAGTAAACGCATAAGCCGTACCCGTGCCATACGGAACCGCGCCCGCAGTCGGAGTTGCTGTCGCATTTGTGCCTCCATTCGCAATTGGCAGCGTTCCTGTCACGCCTGTGGTTAAGGGTAAACCCGTGCCGTTTGTCAGCGTCACCGATGTGGGTGTCCCCAAAACAGGCGTTACCAATGTGGGGCTGGTGGACAGGACGTTATTTCCCGAGCCGGTGCTGCTTGTCACCCCTGTGCCGCCCGAGGCGACCGGCAAAGTGCCTGTGGTCAGCGCAGAAGTCGATGTGGCGTAAACCGCACCGCCCGATGTAAATGTTGTCAGACCCGTGCCGCCGTTGCCAGTGTTTAGCGTTCCAGCAAGGGTAACTGCGCCATTGGTTGCCGAGGATGGGGTAAATCCTGTCGTTCCTGCGCTAAATGACGTAACCGCCATGCCTGACACCGAACTCCATGCAGGCAGGCCAGCGACCACGGACAAGACTTGCCCCGATGAACCAATGCCGAGCATGGCGGTTGTGCTGGATGCCGACTGATAGGGGAGTGACCCTGCGGCCCCGCCTGCGAGATTTGTTGCGGTGGTTGCGGTGGTCGCTGAGCCTGCCGTTGTGGCGCTAGTTGCAGTTGCTGCATTACCCCCGATGGATAAACCGCTTGCAGTGCCTGTTAAACCCGTGCCAGGGCCGCTAAATTGGGTGGATGCGGTGATAGTCGTGCCACCGACCGTAGAGCCGCTAATCGGCGTTCCTGTGATTGACCCGCCCGTTATTGCGACATTGTTTGCGTTTTGGGTGGACATCGTGCCAAGACCCGAAACTTGCGTGTTTGCAATGGCAATCGTTGTGTTTGTTGCGCTGGTGATCTGCCCTTGAGCGTTGACCGCCACGACAGGGACAACAGAGGCCGAACCATAAGTCGCCGCAGAAACACCTGTGTTTGTGATGGAAAACGTGTTTGATGCAAGGGTTAACCCTGTGCCTGCGTAATATGCTGATGCAACACTAAAGTTGCTCCATACAATTGCAGTAACGCCTAAAGTACCGCCTGGCTGACTTGTGCAATACCATGCAGTCCCTGCCAAGGTCGATCCGCTTTCCACAAACAGGAAGGCAGACACCAATTCAGAATATGCGTCAGCATCAGGAGATCGAGTCCATGCGCCTACCGCTGCAAGATAAATGCCGTTATTGGCTTGAGTCGTTTGGTTTTTGACCAAAACTCGATCACCCGCTGCGACCGTGATGCCGTCAATGGTTTGCAAGCCAGAAAGCGTAATGTTTGCCGTTGTCGCGCACAAAGCGGGCTGTTTGAACGAAAGTCCAAGGGCCAGCGCGTCAACGTAATACTTATTTGTCAGGTCAGTCGCCCCAACAGGAGCATTTGACGCTGTGGCAGTGGTAAATGCCGCCGTGGATGGAGTTGTCGCACCGATTGTGGTGCTGTCAATCGTGCTGCTTGTGATGTGCAAGCCCGATTGATCGGGGCTAATTGAGGCGGTAAATGGCTGACCCTGCCCAATAAACGTATTGAATGTGTTATCCAAGTTAAACAGAGCCTGCACGGGCAGGATGTTTTGGTCTACTGTTTTAGCAGGGTCAGACATATTAACTTTGATCCGCGACAGGTGTTACATACACAAGTGAAGGGCCAGCCGCTGCACCAATCATGCGAACATAAAAGGGAACAGTAGGACAAGCCAACACAATCGGGGATGTCATTGCCGCAGGAAGCAAGAAGTCGCCAGGTGTACCAGCCACCGGCAACACAGCAGCACCCACATTAGCATCACCCATTTTGACCGCAACGGCGACTGCGCCGGTGTTTAGGAACGCCGCAAAGTTTACTTGGTCGTTCGTTTGGTCATCAATAGATAAAGCAGTTGTGGACGATGCTGTCACAGAAACAGCGGTTGTTTTTCCCGCTAATCTTAGAACAGACGTATTAGCCATGATTAAAGTTGAGCAACGTGAATGATGCCAAAATTAAGTGTCAGGGCTTCGCTCAAAGAGCCTGCGCTTGCATTAGAAATTACAACAGTAAACGAACCATTGGCGACTGCTGCAATCGACAAAAGATAAGTTCCAGCAGTAGTAGCGCCCGAGGCCAATGCAATGACGGGGATGTCATAAGCACTTACTACGCTGTTTGTGACTACAAATGCAACTTCAGCCGCCGCTGCAAGTGCCGCATTGTTTGTAACAATTTGACCTGCCGCTGCATTAATAGTCACGCCGGTAGATTTGCTAGTTGCTTGGGTAACAGAACTAACTGCGGTTGTAGGGCTTCCAGTGGTGTAACCCATTTGGCCTGTTACCGCATTAACCAAAGAATAATTAGCATCAATGATATCTTGGTCAAGATATGCTGCGCCAATTGCTTGTGAATTTGACATTTTGATTTCCTTTGAAAAGGTAGATAAATTGTAACGAAAAAAGGCCACCCCCTTGCAGAGATGGCCCTCTTTCTTTTTACATCAGTTTAGAACGGTACGCTAAAGTCGTAACCGTAAACGTATACGTCAAACGTAGCGCCAGGAACGACAGTTGTCAGTCCAGCGGTCACGTTCAAGTACAGGTTTTGTACTGTGTTACCAGTAGTCGATGCAGAAGGAGCAACCAGCGACACGCCTTGAGGAGTGCTCAATTGCGAGGCAGTAATTGAACCATACAAGCTAGAACCGCCAGAAGTCGTAGCGACACCCATTGCCAAACCAGTAGGCGTTACAGAAGCGCCTGCGTTGTTCAGATTGGTGACGATAAGACTTTGCAACAGATAAACCGAGGAGTTAACCACGGGGATAGCATAGTTGCCGATAGCGTTAGCGGTCACGTTTTTAACCGTGCCAATAAGACGCAAGGTTGTGCCAGTGGTAGCACCTTGGGGATGAGCAGAAATGGTTACTGCTGGGCCTGGATTTGCCATGATAAGTTTCCTTAAAAAAAGTTAATGAACGGGGAGGATTTCTCCCCCCCTATCCAATTAGGAGGCGATACGGCAGGCCAACTCGGGATAGAGTGGAGCCCAGCCATAGAGTACATCCAATCTCGTTGGCACACTATCATTGTTGATAGTATATTGACGTACAACACGCATAGACAAACCAATTTCCTTATCGCTTGCACGACCAGCAAAATGGACTCCGTCTGGCAGCTCGAGTGGAGCCATAGCCAGCGTAAATGCATTGCGGTGCATCATTATATTTTGCGGGGAAGCCACGCCGGTGTTGTTAAACGCCGTAATGTTTTGCGAACCGCTAGAAGTGATGCTGACGTTTTGGAATTGACCAGCGGTAATGATAGCGGGGCTAACTTGTACCGATGTTGCGCCAGTTCCGACAGAAGTCGTAGCCATCACAACAAAGTTACGCAGTTTGCCGTAAGACTGACGATTCTGTGGGTTGACTGCGAACACGCCAGGGATGGTGAACACGTCACCAGCATTGAGCGTAGAAGCAGACGATGCAGCCAAAGAAATAGTCGAGAATTGCGACCAACCAGAAGTCAGGAAGCCGGTTGCTGTAGTCACGTTGATTGCAATGGTGTTTGCGCTCCACGAACCAAAGGTTTGGCTAACAACGTTCTGATCCAGTTTCCAATTGCATCCAGCCGAATCACGACCCATCAAACCCTTGCGATACTGTTCGCCGATGGCTTCTTGGGGTACAAATAGACCCTTGAGGCTGTCGACGATAGTTGCAGAAGTGAATGGCTCAATGATGACCGAACGGCGACCGTCACGGGGAGCGCCTTCGCTGTCCAAGTATGCGCCAGCGGTCAGATAAGTAATCAGACCAGTTGGGGGCGTACCGGCAGTGCCGACGATGTTCGCGGTGTTCGAATTAGCCATAACCATACCATCGCGGTCAATCTTATTGGCGATTGCAGCAACGGCGGGCTTCAGCACACGATCCGAAAACATATCCAGAGACAGAGCCAAGTCCTGAGTGGTGAACTGGGTATCAACGTGAAATTGTGTCGATAAAGTGACAGGTACAGACGATTCGTTGAAGTCCTCAACATTAAGCGCTGGCCCCGTAGTACCGATAAAACGACCAGGTTTACGGACGTTCACGGTGTTACCGATTTTCGCACCAACAACGGCAAATTGGTCGTCGTAGTTGCGGTCTACTTCACTGGTGAAAGTGAGTTCGTTCTCCAAGACCATCAGCGCTTCGTTGGTGATCTTGGAAATGGTTAGCAAATTATTTGCCATGATTTTTCCTTAAAAAATAAACTATCGAATTCGACCAGCCTTGCGAGCCGCTTTCCACGCTTGGTAACTTCCGTGAAACTGACCGTCTGAGCCAATTTCTACTTGGTTAGCGTTTCCAGCATTCCGAATCGGGCTGATCGGTGGTGGTGCTTTACTTTTACCGACAGGATTACTTTGCTTAGTCTCAGGTTGCTTCTCAAACTTCGCTTCCAACTTTCCAATCTCGCGTAGCGCAGCAAATGGCGACATTGAGGCAATCTTCTTTGCAAGATCGTCCTCTTTGGCTAAGTGGTATAGGATTTGTGGGCCTACGTCACTCTCCAAAATGGCATCACGAATGGGGTCGCTTACCGCAACACCACTTGAGGCCACCATGTCATCAAAATCGGGAATATCGGCCTTCGCTGTTGCAACCTTCTGCGCCCAGGTAGAAATTACTTTCTGCCGCGCTTCGTCTGCCCTGCGCTCCACATCTTCACGATCTCGCCTAACCAATGCCTGCTCAGCCGACCAATCTGCCAATGCTTCTGCGTATTCAAAAGCATCCGTAAATTGACTCGGTTGAGGCTTTACGTCTGCATTTTTAACCTGTTGGGGTTGTTGCTGCTGACGTACTGCCGCTAACTCAGCTTCCAGCTTTTGCCTTGCCTCACGTTCCTGCGCCGCTTCTTGACGGGCCTGTTCGCGCTGCTTGGTTATCTCTGAAAACCTCTTTTCAAGTTTCGGATTTTGTTTCCGTTCCTCTGTCGGTTTCGCTTCCTTTTCTGCTCCTGATTCACTCCGATCCTCGTTATCTGTCGGCTCTGAAGGAGAATCCTCAACTTCAGCCTCGGCAGGCGCTTGATCGGCTAAACCCATTCGGTTTGCATAAAATTCCGCTGCATTCTCGCTAGTCAATACTTGACCGGCTTCTTTTTCACTTGACATGAGTTTCCTCAAGATTTTTGCCCAGTTGAAACCTAACTGGTAAGGTTGTGTGGTTTATACCACAAATCTATATTGCGCGCTCAGTTGTTTCCAACGATGCCGCATGGGCCGCTGCCTTGTCCAAATGGGCCAGCATGAGGGCAATTTCACCCTTCATGCGCTCAATTTCCAGTTGGGTTTGGGTTTTCAGCACAGTATCGTGGGCCGTTGTCTCGACCTTGAGTTCCATTTCCTTGTGGCGCTCGGCGTTTTTCAGTTCAATGTCGTGGGCGCGGTTGGTTTCTTTAATCAACACGCGCTTGGTCTCGGCATCCTGCTTGACCTGTTCAATGTCCTGACGCTGCTTAATGACCATCTGCATTTGCTGCAATTGTTGCTGCATTTGCTGCATTTGGGCCTGATTTGCCTTGAGTTGCATCTGAACTTGGGGCGGAACAGGCGATTTATCGTCAATCTGCGACATGGGATTGGAAGCGGCAAGACGGTCGGCAATGACCTCTGCGCCAGGGAAATCCATGTTTCGGAACACCAAGTCGCCCGCAACTTTAAACAGTTCGGGGTTGCCGTTTACCAATGGCATCATTGCCTCAACTGCCGCTTGGCGCTTGGAATTGAAGCCTGGGCCGGTATCCATTACCACATCGTACTGCCCAACCGTCATGTCGTGCATGACCTTATACACGCCTTGATCGTCTTGGCTCGGCTGGTTAATGTTGACCAAATCAGGCTTTCCGTCTGCCCCAATGATCCGCATTACTCGCTGGGAGTCGTAAATATGGGGAATTAAATCAAGAATGATCTTTCCGGTCTGAGCAATTGACTTTGTAAGGTTGTCGTAAAAGTCAAAGTTTGTCAGGTCGACCTGTTGCTGCTGCCCATTTAGCGCTTTACCTGAGATATTGCCTGGCATCTGCTGTGACGGGTCATAAATGCCCATCAGAGTGGCAATGTCGGTGTTTATCCCTGCCGCTGCTGCCATGACACCGGAAGGCGGTGGCTCGGGCTGGAGGCGTTGCGGAGGCGGTGCGGTATTTCCATCAATGTCGGTTTGCTTGTAGCGCAGCAGTGGGAATGACTTAACGTTAGCCGCTGCCCATTCGCTTTCGTGACCCTCATCTTGGCCTTCTGCCATGATCCATTTGGCTTTGGGAGCCAGCGCAACCGATTCTGTAATGGTGGTCTGCCAGAAGTTGTACATCCGCTGGGCATCCTTGGCGTGACGCACCATGCCAAACTTGTGGCGCTTGTCACCAATGACAACGTGCCGCCCGTAAACGGGGACAACAGGGATATAAGTGCCAGGCCAATCGCGTTCCTCAATCACCTCCATTGCAGTAAGTTTCTTCCACTTGATTGTCCGCTTGAAGGATTTGCGCTCACCGATGATCTGAATGCCTGCCGCCTCAAGACGCGCTTTAAAGTCCTTACCCTCGGAGAATTTGGACGTTCCATCGCTCAATTGGTACAGGGTTGCCGATTCCCGTTTAACGTAGAAATACTCGGCAATGCGTATATCTTCCTTGGTAATCCATTCGGATTGACTATCACCCGTGCCACGTTGGGTAAAGGATGTTCCATCATCATTGTCGGGGTAAAGTTTGCGGAACTTGGCCTTGCTCATCATGGTGGTGATGAGGCAGCGCTCTGCATCCGAACCATCTACACGCTCGGAATTGGGGTCAAAGTAAACGGTAAAAGGGTTTGGAATTGCGTCAATGTAGATTTCCTGATCAAACGAATCTTCTTTGACGTAATCGGTTGTTACCCGCCAAAAGCCCCAACCCATCCGCACGGCATGGTCAAAAGCGGTATCGTAGGCGTTGTCAGCGTTGGAATTGACCTCAATATGCCGGCACATTCCTTCAATTACGTCTGCGGTTTTTACGTCCGCTTCGTTGTTTGTGGCGTGAACTTTGATGCGGGGACGTTGCTGGCGCTGCTGATTGGTAACTTGGCGGCAATATCCGTCCAACTTGTTAATCGTCAGGACAGGGCGCGATTCAAGGTTACGGGAGTTTTGCAGTTCAACGGGCCATTGGTCGCCATTGACAAACTTTAAATCCTCCAAACCTTCTTGGCGATTCATCGTGTCTGCATCGTTGCAGAGTTTGAGAAAGTCAATTGCTTCGTCAATAATTGGGTCAATATCCATTTAGGCCATCCATGACTGTGGTGCGTTGTAGGTCGGTTTCGCTACCCGTTTCTTTGGCTCATTGACAACCAGCCCCAACATTCTGAACGCATCCGCACCATGCGAATATTCGTCATGGAGTGGGTTTTTGCTGAACAACTTAGTGTCAGGGTCAACGTCAAACCGATAATGTCTCAAACATTGTAGCCCATCCGCACAGTTTTCCCTATCAAACCAGCAATTCCTAAAAAGCGTCCTTGCGGCGTTAATACTATCAGGAATTGGCGTTCTTGGGATAATTTTGGTTTTGTAGCCTGCCGCCCGCACAATTTGGTCAATGGAACGGCCAGCCGCTGCAAGGGTTTTGTTCTCTGCATCGTGTGGTAGCCAAAGTGTATCGTAGACATAACCATAGGTTTGCATCTTGGCTAAGTAATCCGAAATCGTCCTTTGGCTGTCCTCATAGTAACGAATCAGGCGGGTTTCCATGCCGATGAACTGGACAAACCATATCGCCGTAGCATCCGACCAGCCCAAGTCAAACACCGCATGAACAGGTTTTGTGGCATCGTAGGCCACCTTGGTGATGCGTTCCTCAAGGTCTGCCATCTGCATTTCTCGGGCAAATACTGCCCCATCCACGGTTTGGCGGCAGATTCCCTCCCAAACGGTGTTATACGATTCAATGTCCCTGTCCCGTAGGGAATTCTTCTCCAACTCCAGCGTTTCTGGAAACCAAGGGTTGTCAGACCAGTTGATTTTCTGCACCACGGAATTACCAGGCGGGTGGATTACAAACCGCTGATATGTCTCATCCGTCTCCAACTCAGGGTTGAACGTAACCCATATCTCGGAATCCTGCTTACGAATCGTGGGAATTAAGACATTCCACGACAACCGGCTGGTTGTTTGGGCTTCCTCTACCCAGCAAATGTCCACGCCTTCGTAAGATTTGACGTTGGCTACGTTGTTCTTGAGGCCAACAAAAGAGAATTCAGTGCCGTTTTTGCCCCGTAGACTGTTTTGGGTAATCTCATAGAACCCGTCAAGCCGTAAGTCAATGATCTGGTCGCACAGCAGTTTGTGGACGGAATCCCTGATTGAAGTCTGAAACTCACGGGCGCAAAGTATGCGTAATGGCCTTTGAGCGCCTTTGATAAGCAATGCCCTGGCTACTCCCCACGACTTTGCCCCGCCCCGTCCACCGTACAAAATTCGGTATCTTTGCTTCTCAGGCTGAAACAGGCATTGCAGTTTTTGCGGAAACTGCGCGTTGGCTATTTGGCCTTGAACTTCACTCATTCGGCTTTACAAATGACACCTGGATGCCTTGTAGCGGCTCACCGTCAGCGCCGGTCAACTCTTGTTTAACCGTCTCAGACCAGCGCATTTGAGCCTTTGTCCACCATATCAGGCTGGTTGTGTCGCCCGATATAGCCTTGGAATACAGCGTTTTGGCGATCTGTCCGTTGGCTTTAGCCTTACCCATGTCTAATTCGTGCCGGTAATACTTGCGCAGCGTCTTGTCGTCTATTCCCACAAGAATGCCAATTTGCTCGTGCGGCAAGCCTAAACCGCTGCTGGATTCAACCAAACGGCGGGCTTCGTCAGTCGGCTCATGGGCCTTTTGGGGTATTACTGGCATTTTATAAAGGGGAACTCGCTTAAATTTTAAGCAAGTTCGGCAGATTCTGTCAATAAAACGGCTTTTTTGCCGGTGAAATCTTCCCAACGCTTTACTATTGCATCGCAATAACCAGGGTCTTGTTCCATTAAATAAGACCGCATTTTGTTTTTTTCGCAAGCAATTGCAGTTGTACCGCTACCAGCAAACAAATCAAGCACAGCGCCTTTTTCAGAAACTTTTAAATATTTAATTGAAAAATCCATAATTTCAACAGGCTTTTGTGTTGGATGAACACTTCCTCTCAATTTTCCACGATTTATTGTTTTGCTTCTTAAAGGTTTATCTTCTGTAGTCCAAGCAAGTTCACCATCAGACATAGTTAAACCATCTTGACCTTTGTTCCAATACAACCATCCCCTAGAAACAGGCAGTAAATCTGCAAAATAATTACCTCCCCAGATTACAGTTGGAACATTTATCCCAACAATCCAATTAAAAATTCCAGCATCAGGACGTTCAGAATCCCAATTTTTCTTTTCATGAAATTTTCTATTGTGCTTTGGATTAGCATTTATTGATTTTTTTTGCCCATCTATTCCAATACCATAAGGTGGGTCTGTAACTATTGCATTTGGATATGTGCCATCAAGCAACTTATCAAGATTATTTACACTATTGCTATCCCCGCACATTAGCCTGTGGTTGCCTAACTGATATACGTCACCCAATTTGGTTGTCGGTTCTTCGGGTACTTCGGGTACGGCATCCTCGTCCGTCAAACCCTCAATTACCTCGGGCTCGAGCAAGGCGGCTAACTCTTTTGGGTCAAAACCCAGCATCTCGAGCGCAAAACCGTCTGCCAGCAAGTCGTTTAACTCAATGGTCAGCATCTCATTGTCCCACCCAGCGTTAAGCGCCAGGCGGTTGTCGGCAATGATATACGCCTTCTTTTGGGTTTCGGTCAAGTCTGCCAGTTCTATGGTGGGAACTTCCTTGTAGCCTAACTTGCGGGCGGCTAATAGCCTGCCATGCCCTGCAATGATTCCGTTTGTCCCATCCACCAATATCGGGTTAGTCCAGCCAAATTCCTTAATGCTTGCCGCGATCTGTGCCACCTGTTCGTCAGAGTGGGTGCGGCTGTTGTTTACATAAGGGATTAGTTCTGTGACCTTTTTTTGGGTGATTTTCACTTTTTCTTGGCCTTTTGTGCTTCCCGCTT